CCAGAAGCAAGTGTCAGCAAGTTGGAGTATTTCCGGCCTGATGGCTCTGCCGATCTGAAGGTTTTTGAACAGGCTCTGCGGGATGCAGGACTTGACAAAAAAGATGCGAAATTAGCCGCGTCTGTAATCAAAGGCATCGTGGAGAAACGTGATGTTACTCCTGCTGCCGTTGAAACCGAATCTGAAGTACGGGATGTATTATCAGATGCGGCTAACGATGAAATTCTCGCCGCTCTTGAGCGTCGTGAGCTTCTCAAATCCCTCGAAAAACGACTGAAAGGTTAATATGTCTCAAGTGATCCTAGAAAAATTGGACGCAATTGAAGCCAAGCAGGCTGAAGCTGTGTCGGCTGTTGAAGCCAAAATCCCCGCTGCTGTGGAAGCCGTCAAGGCTGAAATGGCTGTCATGGTTGCCGCCCTGGAAGCCAAAGTAGCCTCCTTGAACGCTGCCCCCGTCATCAAGATTGCCAAGACTGTTCGCAGTGATGTCAACCGTGCTGTGCGTGAGCAACTGTCCTCGTACTACAAAGGTTCTCGTCAAGGCGAAAAAGAACTGAAAATGTTCGAAAGCACCGACCAGTACGATATGTACATGAAAGAAGCTGCTGGCCTGACCGCTGGTGGTGACGGTCAAGGTGGTCGTACTGCTTACGATCCCGTGTTCGTCGCTCTGCGTTTGGCTAACCAAATGCGTGGTCTGTCTCGCACCGTGGCTACTGATGGTTCTAGCTACCAATTTCGCGTCAAAACAGGCAACGCAGGCGCCCAGTTTGGGTATGCAATTCAGAACAACGGTACGCCCACTACTGAGAACACCAGTATTTGGCAAATCGTTCTGAAAGACCTGAACGTGCAATTTCCTATCCGTACTGCGGCTTTGGATGACATCGACGGTTTGGAAGCAAATATCGTTGATGACATGCTTATGGAATTTGCAAGTATCGAGGCCCAATCCATGATTTCCAACAACGACCAGACTGGCACCGGCTCGACCGTTGCTACTGGTGGCGCTGATGGTCTGCGTGGTTTGAATCAATACCCTGGCGCGAACAGCACCTACACTGGTGGTACGACTTCGGCGGCTGCATTTGGTACTTCCGGTACTGGTTCCACGACTGGCTTGCACAGCCTGGCAACCTACGACCAGATCACCACCAATGCAAACACCGTTGGCGCAAACAACATCCAGTACAAAGACGTGATCAACACGATCTACGCTCTGCCTCAACAGTACTGGACTGAAAGCGCCAAGTTCATGGTCAGCCCGATCTTGTTGCAAGCCATCCGTGGTCTGCAAGACACCAACGGTCGTCCGATTTTCAACTCTGTTGAATCTCTGTCGGTCAACGGTATCGTCGGTCAACTGTTGGGCTTCGACGTGGTTGTCAACAAGTACCTGGACGCGCCAAGCCAACTGGCTACCGGCGTTGCTGGTACTGTGAGCAAGTACCCCATGTACTTCGGTGACTGGTCACGCGGTCACACGATCATTGATCGTTTGAACATGGTGATGCGTCGCTACGACCAAACACTCCCAGGATTTGTTACATATTTTGGAGAAAAACGCTTGGCCACCAGTGTTCGTGATCCTAACGCCCTGGTGCGTTACCGCTCGACTGGCACTGCTGCTGCTTAATTGTTGCTGCATAGATGGGGGCTTCGGCCCCCGTCTTTTAACCTTGGAACAAACATGAAAACCATCACCGAAAAAATCCTCGACGGCATTAAGCAAACTCTGGAAAACGGAGAAAAAGTCACTATTGATCTGCGCGAAGCGGCCTCGTTGGGTGGAAGCGGCGATGATCAAGGTGGTAAGACTTATTTTGATGACGCATTCGCAGCGTTGCGATATGCAAACCCATTCCGTATTGGCGCACGACAAGTCAAGGTTGCTGGTTCCAGCGCCCAATTCGTTGCCAAAACTGGTAATGCGGCCAACCAAACAAATCCTTGGGGCTACACGATTAGCCCCAACACCGGCACACCCGGCACCAACACTTCGATCTGGCAGATCCCCACTCGCGTGATCACGGCTCAATTGCCGATCCGCACGGCTGCTATGTCGGACATCAACTACATCAACCAAACCATCGTTGAAGACTTGATGCTGGAGTTCTCGGCTATCGAAGCTGCCTCAATGGCGCTGAACGATGACCAGGCTGGCACCACCACCACTACGACCGGCGGCACTGATGGCTTGCGCGGCCTCAATTCCTATCCTGGCGCAGCAGGTGCTTCTGCGGCCTACGGCTCGTCTGGCGTTGCCATCACCAATGGTCTGCACACCTTGGCGACTGTAGGCCATTCGCACACCGCCGTGGACTATGAAACGCTGGCTGACATGGCAAATGCTCTGCCTCCGCAGTACTGGTCATTGCCCGGTACTGCATGGCATATGCACCCCAGCTACATCAGCGGAATTCGCCAATACGCTCACGGCGGCGGTGGTTACTCTTTGGTGGAGACTGGTGAACTTGGCGAAGGCCCAGCAGTCAATATTCTTGGCTTTCCGGTCATCCCCAATCCTTACCTCGACCCAACCGGCACAGCAGGAAACTTCCCTGTGTACTTGGCAAACTGGCCTCAGTTTTTGACCATCACCGACGTGGAAGAAATGACCATCCAGGCAATGGAAGAAACCACCCCTGGTTTCGTGACCCTGTATGCCGAAAAGCGTATGGTGAGTTCCGTTCGCAACCCGTTTGCGGGTGTCCGTCTGATCGAGACTTAATCAATGGCGGCAGATACCACTCTTGCTGGATTGCCCTTCGGGGCAGTCACGCGCAATCCGTTCAACTATTCCAAGGTTGAGCAGATTGGCCGCGACAACACCACAGCATGGTTGACCGAGACTGAAATCACCAATCAACTCAACTTGTTTGGTGATACAAGTCAGGACACCTATCTGGCAGGGCTGGAAGTGGCCGTGCGGCAGGCGATAGAGGATTACCTAGGGCTTTCCATCTTCCCGGTGTCCTATCGCGTCTGGTACGGCATTGAGAGCCTTGCAGCCGCCCCTGTGTGCCTGGACATCCCAGAGGTCAGCCAGAATGCCAATTCTTCGCTGCCTGGCGTGACCATCACGGCGCTCAAATACTGGACTGATGATTTCCCGGCCACTTCGGTGACTGTTGATCCATCGCAGTACTACTACGACACCTCTGGCAACAAGTTGATCGTGCAGAGTCTGCCCACCAGCATCAACTCGACCATGACGGCGCCAATTGTGATTGATTACTCGACCGTGGCGAACCCGCTGGCCGCTTACCCGGTAATCAAGCAGGCTGGCCTGCTTTTGCTCACGCACCTGTACAACAACCGCAGCAATACGGTTGATCGAAAGCTGCACGACATTCCTTTTGGCGTGGCTACCTTGCTCCGTCCTTACAAGCCTTTGGTGATGTAAATGGCAATCGCACGGTTTGAAAATCTGGCAATCAATAACCTCACCTTTGGTCAATCGACCTTTGGTGAGCAAAGCACGACCCAGACTTTGTGGTTCAATACTCGCGGTCGTGTCCATGCAGTTGCAAACACTGTAAAAATCACCGACAAGTATCGGGTCTACTCTGATGTGGTGGAATTTACGTTGAACTACACACCCAACATAAAAACCATCATCGACAGCCAGAACCTGTATTCGATTACTTGGCGCGGCTTCGACTGGCGAATCGACAATGTGCGCGAAGCAGATGACCGCATGACGGCATTGTTTTTGTGCGTTCGCAATGATCCTGTTACGGCGGTTTAATGGCAACACAACAAAACCCGGTTCAGTATGCAAAGGCAATCCAGTATCAACTGGCAAGCATTGTCACGCCCGTGCCGGTGTATGCCGCCTTCAATCGGAACTTTGCAACTCAGCCCAAGTTCATCACCTGGATGTTGCGCAATGTCCACCAGCCGGTTTATACTGGAGGGAATCAAGCCAACAAGGGCATTGATCGTCCCGTAATCCAGATTTCAATCTTCACCCAAGTGATTGAAGATGGATTTACAATATCGAATCAGATTTTGCAATCGCTTCATGGTTACGCCGGTCTTTTTGGCGGTGTGACAGATGGATTCCAGATTTCAAAAGCGGATGTGCAATGGCTATACAATTCCTACGACAACGAAAACAAGTTGGCGCAGATATTTTTGGATTGCACATTGGACATACCAACATAAGATAATCCGTACCACTCTTTGAAGGAAATGTAAAATGGCTTTACCCAATAAAATTCTTCCCGGCTTCAGTGCCTCGATGTATGCCCAGCCTCTGGCTACTCCTGTGCCATTGACCTTGGCTCAACTGTCAACCCTTGCCAGCGTTGCTGCAATTGCCGTTTCTGGCAATCTGATGGACATTCAAGCGGTTCCCGCTTTCGGCCAAGATGATGCAGTGGCTTCGTACTCGGTTGCTGGTTCGCGTCAAAGTGACAAGATTCCAGCTCAGTCGGCTCCCACCTCGATGACCATCACAGCGGCCTGGGATCCTTCTGACGCGGTAACCTTGTTGCTCCGCACAGACGCGTACAGCGGTATCGTTGACCGCACTTTTGTGATCGCTGCTGTTGATGGCGCGAACATCGTGTACTACAGCTTCATTGGTCGCGTGTCGCAATTCCAAATCGACGCACAGCCCGGTGCAGAAGCAAAAGCCATCTACACGATTCACCCTCGCGGAAATCTGTACGGCTGGACGAACAACGCTTAATTTTTAGGAGTCAATCATGGCAGCACCAGCAGTAGTATTACCCGGCTTTAGTGCCTCAATGTGGATGCAATCGGGCGCCACGCCCACAGCATTCTCCACCGCAAACTTGTCGGTGTGGGCGCTTCAAGTCGCCACCATCGTCGGCACCGTGGCAAACGGAACCGGCGCAGCAGGTACAGCGTTGAACGTGGAAGCAGTCCCGGCCTTTGGTCAGGACGATGCAGTGGCATCTTTCAGTGTGGCTGGCACCCGTCAGTCGGACAAAGTGCCAACACAATCCGCGCCCACTAGCATGACGATCACAGCCGCCTGGAATCCTTCGGATGCCGGTCTGTTGTTGATTCGTGGCGATGCCATCAGCGGCGTCATTGATCGCACCTTCGTGGTCACAGCCGTCAGCGGCACCAGCACGATTGCCTACGCTTTCAATGGCCGCGTGAGCCAGTTCCAGATCGACGCTCAACCTGGCGCTGAAGCCAAGTGCATGTTCACGATCCACCCCCGTGGCAATCAGTACGGCTGGAGCAACACGTAATGGAAACCCTTGACCAAGTGGTTGAGGGGTTGACATCAGCCACTGGAGACTTGGATTTAATCGCCAGGTTTTCAGTGGTTGATGCCAATGAAGTTGCTGCCGCCTTGGCTGATGCTGAAGCTGACTCGGCTGAAGGCGTGGTACTGGCCTTGCTGGCGAAGTACAACCCTACAACAATTTTGACTTTTGTTGCGCCTGTGGCTCCAGTTGAAGTTGACAGCGAGACGCCATGAAATTCAGCGTAGAGCAATCCCAGGCGAATCCAGTTGGCGAGTTTGCGACTTGCCTGCTGCACAGCGTGACCGGCGCACATATGCTGCACCTGGCAACGTACAGCCTTGCCGAGCATAAGGCTCTGGAAGCCTTCTATTCGGCCATTGGCGACCTCGTGGACAGCTTTGTAGAGGCATATCAGGGAAAGTACGCCAATCGCGTTTCCTACCTGCCAGAATTTATTTTGCCAGGCGATGCTGTTGATTACTTGACCTACCTCAAAGATGAGGTGGCGACTCTGCGTGTTGCAGATGGATTCCCTAAAGACTCCGAACTGCAAAACATCACTGATGAAATTGCTTTATTGATTGACAGCACGCTATACCAACTCACACTCAAATGACACAACAAACTACAATACAAAACACCGGCGACCTGCTGAACTTTCTAGCAAAGCAATCAGAGACTCGCAAAGACTGGTTTGGGTTTATGCAGCAGCGGATGACTGCAGTTACACTAGCCCACGAGATTGCCAAGCATCACGCACATCACATGACCCCATGTGAGATTGTTGCGTATGCGCTGGCGCTCAATCAAGAAATTTTCAACAAGATCATCAAAGGATAAAACATGAGCAAGCTCAATTCTGCATTTGGCGATTCCAAATCGCTGCGTATCAAAACCTTCACCTTGGGTGAGCATGGCTTCAAAGTCCGTGTTCCGCTGTCCAAGGAACTTGAAGACATCCAGACCCGCGTCAGCGCCGTTGACAAAGACAAGGCAGAGGCCCGTTACATCAAGATGGCGGCTCCATTCCTGGCTGACACCTCTATCAGTGGCGTGGAGATCAAAGAAGACGATGTGGTGGTCGATGGCCGCTCCTTGCGCGACCTGGTGAATACTGTCTCCATGATGGAGTCCAAAATCGTTGAATACGTGAAGCTGCTGGTGCCAATTGAAGGCACTTTGGATGACATCACCTACGAAGAAATCGAAGCTGAGTGGCCCACCCAGGTGCAGATGGAATTGCTGGAAAAGATTTCTGAGGCAATCCAACCCGGCTACAAGGACGCTCGAAAAAACTAATCAAGGACACACACTCGCAGGCCAGGGCATATATTCTGGCTCACGGTGGGTGTCCTGATGAAATTGACTCTGAAGACTTCAGGAACATTGAGATACTGTTGAGTGACGGATACATCGGGAACAAAGCAATAGTTCTGGCATTGAGTTGCTTGACTACAGGCAACCTGAATGCGAAACTCAAGCAAGGTGTTTCACCATACACAATAAAAGATGTGCTGCCATCAATGCACGAATACATTATCCCGCCCCTTGATGAAGAAGTGCAGCAAGTGCAGGTTCAAAACCAATTGCTTTCCTTCATGATGTCAAGACCTGAATCGAAGGACTTTTTGAAAGTGTGAAATGGCCGACTACTCCCCAAACAATAGGACGATCAAGCTGGAAGGCTTCGCTGAGTTTGAGGAGCAGTTGTTGGCTATGGCAGAGGGGTTCCGGGCAGACACGCTGGCCCGTAGAACTCTTGCGCTGGCGGCTCGGGACGCCATGCAACCGGTTGAGCAGGCCGCAAAGGCAATGGCTGCTTATGATGAGAAAAATACCGAGCATGTCCATATGCGAAACACCATCCGCACGGATTTCAGGATTCCCAATGCAAGAGACAGAAGGTCAGATCATGTAAATGAAACTGATGCTGTGATTGCTGTTGTCTCTGTGAAGCGAAGCGCGGTATCTCTGGCTAATGAATTCGGCACGGCTAAAATGCCAGCACAACCATTTCTGAGGAAATCTTTGGATCAAAATGCTGAAGCCGTTCTTGGCATTCTCAAAACTAGGCTCACGACCATCATTCCAGAATATGCGCTGAAACTGTCCAAACGAAGGAAGAAATAATGGCATCAAATAACATTGCTCGGCTTGGAGTTGTCCTTGGCCTGGACATGGCAGAGTTCACCGCGAACATCAACAAAGCCATTCAGGAAAACAAAAAGTTTGCCCGTGAAATCAAGAGTGACACGGATAGATCTTTGGTCGTTCTCAATGAACTGACAAACGCGACAAACGACTACGGCAAAAGTGTAAGCAAGGTCACGCTGATGGAGCGTGAGATGGCCGGTGGACGATTAAAGTTTGCTGAAGGCGATATGAAGGGCAAAATTCTTGCCCAGGCTGCTGCATACGATGCCGTGGTGGCCTCCGCCGCCAAACAAGCTGAAATCGCTGAAACGGCCAAGATGGTTGCCCAGCAAGAGCAACTAGCGACCAAGCAAATTCAGGAACTGAAGTTTGCCACAGAAGACTACGGCCAGACCCTGACCAAGGTTGCCCAGATCCAGCGCGAGGTGTCCAGCGGTAAATTCTCGGCGTTCTCCGATGAGAACAAGGCCAAACTGCTGGAGCAAGCTGCTGCCTACGACAAATTGGCAGCATCAGCCAAGCACGAAGCAGAGGTGGTGGCCGCAGCCGCCCAGGCCAAACAGCAGAACCAGTCGGCTCTGACGGAACTCCAGAACCTCAAGAATGCCACGGACGACTATGGCAAGACTCTGACCAGGGTTCAGATCATTGAGCGCGAGATCACGTCAGGACGCTTGCAGGGCGCAGGCGTCGATGTGAAGGCCCAACTGCTTGCCCAGGCCGCTGCCTATGACAAGGTGGCCGCAGGCGCCCACAAGGCCGCTGGTGGCCTCACAGCGTGGCAAAAGCAAGGTCTGATGTACCAGTCCACTGACTTCTTCACGCAGATCGCCTCGGGCCAAAGCGTGATGATTGCCGCCATCCAGCAGGGTGGACAGTTGAAGGATCAGATGGGCGGCTTGGGCAATATGTTCCGGGTGCTGACTCCCATCGTGTTCAGCGTTACCGGCGGCATGCTTGCTGTCGGCGCAGCTATTGGACTGGCTACTTTTGCAGCCTATCAAGGTCGCAAAGAGTTTGACGCCCTGACCAACTCCATTATCTTGACCGGCAACTATTCCAAAGTCACAGTGGACGAGTTTGGCGTGATGGCAAGCACCATTGCAAACACATCAAAGGCGTCCATTGGTGACGCCAAAGACATCCTGAATGCCATGATTGGATCGGGGCAGTTCACCAACAAGACCTTTGATTCTGTCTCCAAGACCATTCAGCGATTTTCGGAGTTGAGTGGCTTGTCGGCCAAAGAAGCTGCTGCAAAACTGATTCCTGCTCTTGATGGCTCGGCATCCAGCGCCAGGAAGCTGAACGATCAATACAACTTCTTGACGCTTGAGCAATACAAGCACATTGAGGCGCTCGAAAAGCAAGGCAAGAAGCAAGAGTCCATCATCTACACCAGCGACCTTTTGAAGGAAAGTTTTAATAAAACCAAAACCGAGCTTGGATACATTGACACTGCGCTGAATTACACAACTAAAAAATGGGGTGAATTTTGGGACGCGGCAATGAATTTGGGTAAACCTGATTCTTTGGCAATCAAACTTAAAGACATTGAATCAAAAATTAAAAGTGTTTCTGAAAGCAAACCTACCGCCAAATTGTTTGGTAACTTATTCACAGATGATACAGAATTTGATTATTGGAAGAAAAAACAACTTGAAGCGTTAAATATCGAAAAAGATGCTTTGCAAGAGATAATTCGTCTTGCCGCAAAGAAAAATGATTTAACGGGAGAAAAAGAAAAAATTGCTGAATTTGACAAATCAGGCGGCACTGATGCTGCCCTGACTCGTCAAAAGAAAGTTGATGATGCTCTTAGTGCATTGAAGTACGCAAGATTGCTTGCTAATGCTGATGAAGAAAACAAAATCTTAATTGAGTCTGATCAGCGTAAAGCAAAACTTTACGACGATTATCTTTACGATATTGCAACAAAAGACTTTAAGTTTCAAAGTCAGCGCGAACAGGTATACAAGGCAGAGCTTGACAAAGAAAATGTTGATCGTTTGGTAAAGATTGACGAATTCAATCAGAAGCGCATCAACAAGGCTGTGGACGCTGCCCAGGCAGAACGCTTTGCTCGCCAAAAGATTGAAGACGAGGAAAACAATAAGAAGCTGGAAAGGCTTGGTGTGTACACCAACATCCTTGACGCATCAATTGAAACCGTGAAAGCTGAAAAAGAAAAGTTGGAAGCTCAAATCAAAACTGTTGGCATGAGCGAAAAGCAAGTCAAGCTGGCTGAGATTGAAGCCAAGTACCAAGAAGATATTGCTCGGAATATTCTTGAGGCAAAAGGCGACCCAATGGCTTTGGCAGCATGGAATGCAAAGACTGAAGCGTTGAAAAAAGTCAGGATTGCAGTCATTGAGGATGCTGACAGCTTGAGTTATTTGAAAGAGGTCAACGACACGGTGTGGAAGGATATGACCTCCGCACTGGATGAGTTCGTCAACACCGGGTCGATCAACTTCAGCAAGCTGACTCAGAGCATCATTCAGGACTTGTTGAAGATTCAACTGAAGAAGCAAGCCTTGGCGCTGTGGGAGTCTGCGAGCGGCGGTGGTGGTGTCATGGGCTTGGTATCGGCTGGCATCAAGATGCTTGGCTTTGCCGATGGCGGTGAGCCACCTGTTGGCGTGCCATCAATGGTCGGTGAGCGCGGGCCAGAGTTGTTCGTGCCAAAGACGGCTGGAACAATCATTCCGAACAACATGCTCAAAGGCAATGACAGCGGCCAGACGATTAACTACAATGGCCCGTACATCGCCAACATGAGCGCCATCGACACCCAGAGCGGTGTTGCATTCCTGGCTAAAAACAAGCAGGCAGTTTGGGCAACTTACCAATCAGCCAATCGTAGTGTTCCAATGTCGAGGTAACAAAATATGTCAGTCCCAAATACATTTGCCAGCGCCACAAGCGCGATCCCGCTTTCCAGTCTGGACGCTGACTTTGCGTACTACGATGCAGCGTTTCAGATCGTCGGAACGGCGATGGAGGTCAATTACACCTTTCGCCTAGAAGACCCAACGGACAACACCAAAAAAGCGGAATTTGTGATGAGCGGCATCACCACGGGAACGACCCGGCAATACACAATGCCCAACGTGACTGGTACGTTGGCCACCGTAGCAAACTTGGCGCAGACGTTTACTGGAACCGTGGCATTCAGCTCCACGCTGTCAGCAACCTCAACGATCACGCTTGGCGGCGCAATTGCCAGCG